AAATTGGCTCGGAATAGAAAACTTCATATCATCTCAGATCCTGAGTTAAAGGAGAGAGTGATTGCTATCTTTGATTATATATCTCAGATTGCCTTCCAACCTCTCTCTAGTTACCTTTTTAAGGCACTAGAGTCTATCCCTCAAGATAGAACTTTTACTCAGAATCCTGTTATCAGGGATAAGAGAAGTGGGGAACGGTTCCATTCATTGGACCTAAGTTCGGCCACAGATAGATTTCCTATAGATCTACAAGTAGATCTTATAGATTCTATTGAGCGTGCAGGTAACAAACCGTACCGAGGAATTGGTAAGGCTTGGAAATCATTAATGGTTAAGGAACCATTTATGACACCTGAGGGTAACCTTCTGAAATATTCAGTAGGTCAACCGATGGGTGCACGTTCTTCATGGGCTGCTTTTACTTTATCTCACCATTTGGTGGTTCAGTATGCGGCTCATTGCTGTGGTCAATATCCTTTTAAAGAATACATACTCCTTGGTGACGATATCGTTATTTATAATGATATGGTTGCCTCGAAAGATGTGGAAGTAATCAACCTTTTAGGGGTTGATTGCTCCCCAGCTAAATCTCATACTAGTGAAAACTGTTATGAGTTTGCGAAACGGTGGTTCCATTGTGGAATCGAGATTTCGCCTGTTCCTTTAAAGGGATTCCTCAATAACTGGAGTAATCCAGCTTTGTTATTCCAAGATATTTTATCTCTGGTTTATAACAATAGAGGGCCTAGATCCTGTATGTCTTCATTGGAACTAGGAATTAGTCTAGTCAAGGCACTTGGTTTCACAAGAAGCCAGATTAGATTTTATTCTAGTATGTTCGCAGATATCCGATTTACTTATCGGTGTTCTATGGACTTTCCCGATTATCAGTTACTAAGAAATTTCTTAGGGACTGCTAGTCGAGCCAATGATTACATATTACCAAGTGATGATGCAACTCTATTGAAGGAATTCAATAGAACATCATCTCTGGTAGTGAATGGTATGGTTATGACTGTTTGTAATACTTTATCTAAGTATTACCAAAGCTTTAAACAAGGCTTTGAGTCATTCATAACAGCTCCATCCAGTATAGTTAACGTGAATGAATTATTTTTAATTCATCCTTTATCTTATGCACTTTACTCATCAGTTTATACTTTTGAGGAAATGAATAAGGAGTTAGGCTATACTCTTGATCTGAACAAACAGCTAACTACTGTAACTGTTTTAGATCTTGAGAAACTTAGTTTTCAATCGAGAACCTCGATTGATATGATATTTACATATCGTACCTTTGCAAGGAAACTAAGACTGGTGGTGGAGTTCGATCCTTATCAGTTAATAGCGAAAGCGAACACAATGCGCTTTGGACGTTCTTTGATGGACATCCGGTTATCCTTTCAAAAAGATAACCCGTTATTAAAAACAGGGATGCTTACTAAACCATTAGTACTATCTAGTCTAGACTGGTAGGGGGAAACCCCACGCGGCCTGCTAGCGTAACAATAGCCTAGGAAGTGCCAGTCCATCACTAGAGGGTAGTTCCCTCCGGTGGATTGGTTGACTCGAGGGGG